TTTGGCACTAAGTTCCCTAACGTATCTAATGAAAACATGCAATTGTTTGACAAGGCAAGAGTGTTAGCAGATGAGTCAACAGGATTCCCATCATTTGCACATGGTCAAACAGGTGTGTCAGGTGTCGGTAGAACTGCAAGTGGTATTAGTATGCTAATGAATGCAGCATCAGGTTCAATAAAAACAGTTATTAAAAATGTTGATGATTATTTATTAAGACCTATCGGTGAAGCTTTTTTTAGTTTTAATATGCAGTTTGATTATGATAAAGAAATTAAAGGTGATTTAGAAGTTAAAGCTAGAGGTACTGAAAGTTTAATGGCTAATGAAGTTCGTAGTCAAAGACTTATGCAGTTTTTACAAGTATCTAGTAATCCAGCACTAGCACCTTTTGCTAAGTTTTCATATATTATGAGAGAGATAGCTAAATCAATGGAGCTTGATCCAGATAAAGTTACTAATAATATGGACGAAGCAGCAAGACAAGCCGAGATAATGAAACAAGATCAACCACCTCAACCACCAATGCAACAAGGACAACCTCAAGCAGGAGCACCAGGAGTTCCTAATGTAGCAGATCCTACAGGAAGTGGTGGAGGTAATATAGGTGTAGGACAAGTACCTGTACCTGGAGAACAAGGATTTAGTGGAAATGAGCAACAACAAGCAGCAGCACCAACACCTCCTCAAGCTTAAGGGGTTTGTAAATAATACAACTCAATGGAAAGCATTTAATGAGTTGTTAAATTTCTTAACTGAGATGGAACATAAGACTATGGAACAAGCAGTTGATACTATAGATATTTATAAGGCACAGGGTTCTGTAAAAACAATTAGGTACTTAAAGCATTTAAGAGATTATGTAAATGCTGAACAGGAAAATAAAAATGGCTAAAGATCAAACCCAAAAAATGTTAAGGAGAAAAAAATCTGCTTTAACAAAAGAACAAATAAAATATATTGACGATACTTTACTAGCAAATAAAGATAAATTATTTATTGATAGAATGAGAAATCCAGAAAATTATCCTACAATAGATGATGGATCTTTAGATAGTAAAACTGTAATGGGAAAACAAAGAAGGCAAGTAGCTACTCATAAAATAGCTCATGCTGAACAAGACGGAAAAGGTTTTGTTTTTCCAACTATTATTGCTAAAAAAGATGCTATGGGTAAACCTTATTTAATAGATTTAGAAAAAAAATATAGGCCATTAGAAAAACCTAAAAATTCTCCAGAAAGAAGTAAAGCATTAGGTTTAATGATGGATGAGTTAAAAAAAGAAGGACAAATTATAGAAGTGGAATCTCCAGAGAAAGCTGCTCTTATTGCAAATAACTATAAACAAAGTTCTGCTGGAAAAAAACTAGAACAAGGTTATGCTAATGCTAAAGGAAAAACAACAAATTATCAAAATATGCAAGAAGGAGGACTACTACAAGAAGGTGGTACAGTAGATCCTGTAAGTGGTAATGATGTACCTGTAGGTTCTACACAAGAAGAAGTTAGAGATGATATACCTGCACAGCTAAGTGAAGGAGAGTTTGTATTTCCTGCTGATGTAGTTAGGTTTATAGGATTAAATAATCTTATGAAACTAAGACAAGAAGCTAAAGAAGGTTTAGATAAGATGGATCGTATGGGTCAAATGGGTAACTCGGAGGAAGCAACAGAAGATGACACAGGAGAATTTGATACAGATATTGATAGCATCATTAAAGAAGTTGAGTCAGAAATGGCCACACAGACACAGAGTAAAATGCCTATAGAAGCAATAAGATGAAATCAACAGCTAGAAATATATTAGAAGCTGAGTATGGTGCAAACTTTCAAACAAAAAATTTATTGAAAGATAGTTCAGGTAATAAGTTAAATGCTAAAAGTATTTTAGAAGCTGAATATGGTAAAGACTTTAATGTAAAAACTTTATTACCTCAATCTAAAACTAATATACAACAACAACAAAATAATATACAGCAATCTTCTTCTTATATATCAGGGCCAGAAGATTATAAAACTATTGCAGATGGTGATGGTAAAAATAATTTAGTAAGTCAATTAAATTATCAAAATAACTATTTAGCAAAAAGAGGTTATAAATATCCTCATCAAAAAGATTCAGCTTTTATTACAGACTATATGGCAGAAACTTTATCACAAGCAGGTATAAAAGATTTACGTCAATTAGGAATGAAAGAAATAGAAGGTGAACCTGTAGAACAAAGAATAATTAAAGAAGGTAATAAGTATTATAGATATTCACAACCAACTGTAGGTGTATATGGACAAACAAAAACACCAATTGATCCTAAAGATTTAATAGATATAAAAGAAACAGAAGGTGCTTCTTTAGGATATGGTGCTAAAGAAAACATAGTAACAGCTAAAGTTAAACCTCCTGTTCAAAGAATATTAATTAATAAAGACACAGGAGAACAAGTAGTACAAGGTAAATATGGTGGAGTATTAGGATATGGTAATGCTCAAGATACATCAGATGGTTTATTAAGATGGGGTAATACTACACAAACTGAAGGTATGACAGACTTTATGATTCAGTTTGATAAAGATGGACAAGCTTTAATAGTTCCTAAGTATTCAGATACTGCTACAGATTTAACAGGTATAACTATGGTTGCTTCTATTGCTTTAGCAGCATATGGTGTTCCAGCACAATTAGGATCAGCAGCAGGATTAGGTAGTGGTGCAATGGGTAAAGCATTTGGTAGTGCTTTAATTAATGGTACTTTTGCTGAGATACAAGGTGGTAGTTTTGTTGATTCTTTTGGTAAAAATATTTTAACATCTATGGCAGTTCCTCAAATATCTAAAGTTTTAGATACAACAATGGGGAATACTATTTTTGCTAATATACCTACAGATAGTGTATTTAGAGAAATGGCAGGTGGTGCTATTAATAGATCTATCACTAGTGGAATTGTTGCTGCTGTATCAGGTGGTGATGTAGGTAAAGCTATGATGATGGGTGCAGCCCAAGGTGGATTAGGAAAAGGTTTAAATAAATTAGTAACTAATGTATTTGATGAATCTGATTTTTCTTTTATAACAGATAATAGTAATTTAGATTATAAACAAGCTGTTAACTTAGCATCTATGGGATTAAGAAAAGGTGCTATGAATTTAATAACAGGTAAAGAATTTACTGAAGGTGTAGGAAATATGATGGTTGCTTATGGTGTATCTGATATAGTAGGTAATAGTATTGAAACTAGATTAGGTGATAAGTTAAATCAAAATCCAGAAACATATGCATTTATTAAAACAACAAGTCAAACACTAACAAATGCATACATAAAATCAGCTATGCAAGGAAAACAAATAACACCTGAACAATTACAACAAATATTTATTAATGAAACATTAAAAACAACAAAAAGAAAAGTTAAACAAACTATAAATACTTTTGCAAAAGAAACAAGAAAAAGTTTTTTTAAAGAAGGTGATTTAAAACTTCGTTCACAGGAGGATTTTTATGCAAATATAAGAGGTGATTAAAAATTATTATAATTGGCTACCTTATCCCCCCTTACAGGCTACGGATAGCCCCAATATGAAAGGAAATATGAAATGGCTGAAGCACAAGTAATAGAAAAACCAGAAGTTAAACCTCAAGAAAAAAAAGTAGTAGGCTTTGCTACACGATCTGCTAATAAAGAACGTATAGAACAAGAAGAAAAAGAATTAGAAGAATTAAAAAAACAAAATACAGAACAGGTTGAAGAAGAAGAAAAAGAAACTGAACCAGTTACAGCAGAAGAAAAAAGTTTTAAAAAAAGATATGGTGATTTAAGAAGACACTCACAAAAAAAAGAACATGATTTTCAAAAGCAGATAGATGAGTTAAGAACTCAATTAGATGCTTCTACAAAAAAACAAATTAAGTTACCTAAATCAGAAGAAGAGTTAGATGAGTGGACTAAAGAATATCCTGATGTAGCTAAGATTGTAGAAACAATAGCTATTAAAAAAGCTAAAGAACAATCTAAAGAGTTAGAAGAAAGACTTAAACAAATTAATACAATGCAAGATGATGCATTAAGAGAGAAAGCTGAAGTACAGTTACTTAAAAAACATCCTGACTTTGTAACTATTAGAGATCAAGATGAGTTTCATACTTGGGTAGAAGAACAACCTGAGTGGGTTCAAAAAGCATTATATGAAAATGAACATGATGCTAATTCTGCTGCAAGAGCTATTGATCTTTATAAGTCTGATATGGGTATTAGTACTAAGAAAGTAACTGCAAAAGATAAAAGTCTTGATGCAGCTAAATCTGTAGCTACTAACAAAGGTAATCCTAATACTTCATCTGAAGTAGGAACACTTAAAGAATCTGATATAGAAAAAATGTCAGCTAGAGAATACGAAGCAAATCAGGAAGAAATAACTAAAGCTATACAAAATGGTACATTTATATATGATTTATCAGGTTCAGCAAGATAGTACTTGACAATCAAATATTTATATTTATAACTACAATTCAAAACTTAATAAGTTTTATTTTGCCCACTTTGTGACACCAAAGTAAAACTTAAATTTTATAACGCAATATAAACAACTTTCGGAATACCTGAAACTTGATTGCCCATATTATATAGCTTGTGACGGCATCTATATAATTTGCACCAATAAAGACAGCCCCTAGAATGATTGTGTAAGAACTGCGTTGGATACTTATACTTTTTTTCAAGGAGAAATACAATGGCTTTTCCTAAGGCAACGGGCCATAACAATTTACCTAATGGTAATTTTAGCCCAGTAATATACTCGAAGCAGGTACAACTTGCTTTCCGTAAATCCTCCATAGTAGAAGATATTACCAATAGTGATTATTTTGGTGAGATTGCTAATATGGGTGATTCAGTTAAAATCATTAAAGAACCTGAAGTTTCCGTACAGGCTTACAATCGTGGTACACAAATTACTGCACAGGATCTTGATGATGAAGATTTCACATTAGTTGTTGATCAAGCTAACTACTATGCATTTAAGATGGATGATATTGAAGAAGCTCATAGTCATGTAAACTTCTTATCAATGGCATCTGATCGTGCTGCATATCGTTTAAGAGATCAATATGATCAAGATGTATTTGGTTATCTTTGTGGTTTTTCACAATCAGCAAAACATGGTGCTGCTGATACAGCTAGAACTTCTTCCCCTGGTACTAATGCTGTTTCAACAGCAGGTGATGATGAGTTACTAACTTCAATGAAGTTAAAGAAAGGTGACTTTGCTAACATTACTACTAGTAGTGCAGGTGAACATTCTATTCCAATAGCTTCACGTTTGCCAGGTGCTACATCAGTACCAATAGCAACTGCAAGCCCATTACAAGTAATAGCTCGTATGAGCCGTTTACTTGATACCCAGTTTGTTGACTCAGCAAACAGATGGTTAGTAGTTGATCCTGTATTTGCTGAAATATTAAAGGATGAGGATAGCAGATTATTTGACTCAGACTTTGGTGGATCAGGCTTACAGAATGGATTAGTGTTGAATAATCTACATGGCTTTAAAGTGTATATTTCAAACAACCTTCCATCAGTAGGAACAGGTTCTTCAACAACAGGTACAGCTAATCAAAATGCCAACTTTGGTGTTATTGTTGCTGGACATTCATCTGCTGTAGCTACTGCTCAACAGATTACTAAGACAGAAAGCTATCGAGATCCTGACAGCTTTGCTGATATCGTTCGTGGTATGCATCTTTATGGTCGTAAGATTTTAAGACCTGAAGCAATCGTTACTGCTAAATATAATACTGCTGCTTAAAGGAGAAAATAAATGGCTACAGTAGATCAATCAAGTGGTATAAATGGAGGAACACATCCTTCAAGAGCTATCCGTAAGATGCCTTACAAAATTGAAACAGATGTTAATTTAGCAACTGTTACAACCACTAAAGGTTCAGCTATCGGATCAGCAGACGTAATTCAAGTGTTGGATATTCCAGGTAAGTCTTTGGTATATGCAGCAGGACTTGAAATGGTTACACAAGGTGATGGTAAGTATACAGTAGATTTAGGTGTTGAAACTGTAGATGGTGATGTATTTGTTGATGGAGTAGATTGGGGATCAGCAATTGCTACAGGTACAATTACTCAAATGGCTGCTGCTTATCAACCTGTTGTACTTGGCTCTGATTTAACATTAGATCTTACTATTGGTAAGGCTAATACAGCAGCAAGTGCTTTACCTACTACTGGTGTATTTCGTGCTTGGGCTGTTGTACAAGACATTAGTGATGACAAAGGCCCAGATGAAGTAGATCGTGACCAATTAGCTTAATGCTATATTGTTGATATATGGGTAGCTCTTGTTGAGAGGGTTACCCATTTTTTTTAAGGAAAGATAATTGTGGCAATTACACAAGCTTTATGTACATCATTTAAAAAAGAATTGCTTGAAGGTAAGCATGACTTTTCTGTTTCTGGTGGACATACTTTTAAAATTGCTTTGTATAGTGCAGGTGCAGCATTAAGTGCAGGTACTACAAGTTATACTACTAGTGGAGAAGTAGCAGGTGCAGGATATACAAGTGGTGGATTAGGTTTAACTAATAAGACTGCTACTACATCAGGTACAGTAGCATTTACTAGTTTTGATAATGCTACATTTACTAATACTTCTGTAACAGTAAGAGGTGCTTTAGTATATAACACAACAACAAGTGGTACATCTGACACTACTAATGCTGTATGTATATTAGATTTTAGTGCAGATAAAACAACAACTGCTTCTGATTTTACAGTAGGCTTTCCTACAGCAGATAGTAGTACATCTATTATAAGGTTTGATTAGGTATGTCTACTCAAACTATATTAGATACTACTGGTGAGTTATATGGTGTTGCTGTATATGGAACATCTAAATATTCTATAACAGGACAATTAAAAGTTATACCTTATGGAGTAGAATCAACCTCATCATTAGGTGAAGAAAGTATTACTGCAACACAGTTTGATTATACAGCAGTAGCTGATAACTATGAAAGACGTAGAACAGTTCATGTACATAGATCAACTACATCTTCAGATAGAACAGTAAAGGTAGCTTAATATGTTTACATGGCCTAGTAAATACCCTGATGAAACAGTAGACTTTAGTATGGATTGGTCAAGATATTTAAATGATCAAGCTACTATAGATAATGTTATATGGTTTGTTGATAATGCTTCAGGAGTTAAAACTGAACTAGCTAGTGTTAATGATACTGTTAACGGAATACAGTTTGTAGGTAAATCTAATACTAATACTGTAGCTACTATAAATGTAGCACTAGGAACTAATAATTTTAAATATAAGTTTAGTTGTCAGATAAGAGATACAAGTGGAACAATTGCTGAAAGAACAGTATTACTTCCTATTAAGGAAACATAATGGCATATAATTTTTTAGGACTTGTTAATGAAGTTAATCGTAGGCTTAATGAAGTAGAACTTACTAGTTCTAACTTTGCTAGTGCAGTAGGATTTTATTCACAAGTTAAAGATAGTGTTAATGCTGCAATACAAGAAATAGATCAGGAGTATCCTGAGTGGCCTTATAACTTTGTTGAACAAGAAGATACTACATTAGGTAATCGAACACAAAAGCTACAAGTATTAACTTATGAAGAATACTTAGATAGATTTGTTGAGCAAGAATATACAAGTGATACAAGTTTAAGAAGTGTTCCTGTATATGTAGCTAAAGGGCATGGGCTAGAATATATATTATCACCTGCACCTAATAAAGCTTATACTTTAGTATATGAATATTATTTAACTAGCACAGATTTAATAGATGCAACTGATGTA